CTTGACGGCGCAACTGCTACGTTTCGTGCTTGATTGCGAAACCACTGACGCGAATCGCGCTTGATCGAAGGCGTAACGCCAGCGCGCATTCCCTGCTGTAAAATTCGTTCGAAGACGTATGCAGTCATTTACAGCCCCAATTCCTTTTCCGTAAGCACTACGAACTGCCAGTTGCGAGTATCGCAATATTCCTTTGCAGCATTCCACTTAGCCATATTTATTCCGTAAACAGCGACTTCTTTAAGATACTTCTTGGTAGGTTTGCTGCCGTTCGTCTTGACAGTCGGAGGTACGGATTGCGAACGTGGTTTGATCTCTACCATCTTGACGAGCAGTTTCCCATCCTTATCGCGCATCTTAATAATAAAGTCGGGAAAATATCTGTGCCACTTACCATCAAGCGGCGACTTATATGGGACGAATAGTTCTTCAGAAGCCCATTGCAATATGTTGGGATTCTCGTCGACGTATTTCATAAAGCGCAATTCCCACGAGCTACGATATACGATCTTCGTGGGATCACCTTTATATTTCTGTGGATTCTTGGGCTGGAATCGCCCTTTGTAAGTAGCCATGATATCTATGTATTCGATATAAATAGATTACTTCTGTCGAAAGGACTATTAATGAAGCTACTTCGAGACGCAACTGCTGCAGCTCTTAGAAATAGAAGAGTATCAGCCGCTGTTGGCACAGCTGTTGCCGTAGGAGCTGCTGTCGGAACAGGCTTATTTGTTAACGGCGTTTTGGGCTCAGGGTCTCTCAGAGATCCGTTTGGTGGCGATAGCGCATACTTTCCAGAAGACCTTGCTGAAATTGACCACTGGATTGAATTTACTGCGCAGCAAACGGTTGGTGCCGCTCCAGATCTTCTAAATTCTATACCTGGTATAGGAAAAATAAGCATAGGATCGACACTTTTAGGCGGAACGATTCGACTTCCTATGCCATCTAACCTATCGACAGATTATAATCCACAGTACTCAGCTGAAACACAATTAGGTCCAGCATTAGGTATGGCTCTTAAACCAATCGAACGTGGAATGTATGGTATGGGTTCGATGGGAAACGATGCAGCCAGCGGCACTAATCTGAACGGACTAACTGGTTTAGGTGCTTTAACAACATTAGGCGGAGCCGCTGCGGGTGCGGCCGTTGCAACTGCTCAATCGGCGCTTGGTGGTGCAGATACTTTTGGTGCATTGGCTAAAGTTGCAGCAGGTGTTGCGGTTAATCAGCACAAGATCGTATTGTTTACCGGCGTCAATTTCCGCGATCATCAGTTCACCTGGAAACTGTCACCAAAGAATCGCGAAGAGTCGGATGCGATTAAAAAGATCGTTGATATGTTCACATACTACTCGCATCCTGAATTTATTGCCGGCGGATTGTTCTTTAAATATCCCGAGTTCTTTAAAATTAAATTCCGCCATCCGCAATATCTTTTCGAGCTACAACCATCCGTATGCACAGACATCCGCGTGAACTTCCATGGTCAAGGATATGCTGGATATATCCGCGATGCCGACGGCGGCGGTATTCCAGCTCCTATCGAAGTTGAGCTGGCTCTTACGTTTAAAGAAGTCGAAATTATTACTAAGAAAGAGCTCAATGCTAACATGAGTGGTGGAACGACTTATAGAACCAATCGTACATTAGCTGCTCCTCCAGTTCAGCCCCCAACGCAGGGACCAACACCAACACGAGGTGATAACTAATGGCTATGTTGTTCAGACCATATCCTACGATATCATATCGCGTGCCTGGTACAAAAAGAAATATCCTAGTCACGGATATCACACGTAGATTTTCGCTTGCTAATTTCCTTAAGAACTCGGGAGTCAACTTCGACGAGTATCAAGTGCAGGACGGCGAAACACCACAGGGCGTAGCATACGATTACTACGGCGACGTCACGTTGGATTGGCTCGTATTATTTTCGAACGAAATTCAAGATCCGTATTTTGAGTGGCCGCTATCCGAAGAAAACTTTAAATCGTACGTTGAACAGAAGTATGGATCATTGCAAACTGCTTTCCAAACGATACATCATTACGAATGGATCATACAGAAACATCAAGTGATTACCGATCAGGGAACGCAGCGCATACTACCTGAAAAAAAGCTCATCGTAGACTATGCAAAGTATGTTACGCTCATAGCCGACGAACGTAAGCAGGTTAGCGCATACGAGTATGAGTTCGAGCTTAACGAAGCCAAGCGTATGATCTATCTAGTCGATCTTAACTATACTCAGCTGTTCATCGAGCAGCATCCGTTTATTTTTGATACAACCGAAGGTTCATTCGTTAGATGACAACTGACGTAGGCGGCGGCAGCCTTTCACAATGCAGCATAGCTGGAACTGACATCCGTAATCTAGTCATCATGATGGATTACTATGAAAGCGTTTATTCACCAACCGTTTCTGTTGCGTTTAAACTCAGCGACTCCGCTGGCTTTTATCAGGGATTGCAAAAGGGTGGCGGTGAAGACGTAGAACTGACGTTCGGAAATCGTAGCGGGCAAACGATACGTCTTAAGCTGAAAACGGCAAAGATTGGTGATCGTACTCGTTCGAAAGAAAATCAGGATTTCTACGTAATTAATTGCGTATCCGACGAATTCATTAAGAATAATAATAAAGAAATCGTAAAGCCATATAAGAACAAAAAAGTGTCTGATATGGTTAGCGAGTGGCACAAAACATACACCGAAGGATCGACGACGCTCAAAAAAGATCTTGCGACTAACGAGTCGACGGAAGGTAATCAGGATTATGTTGGCGTTGGTCGCAGCCCTATCACAGCTATTCGCTGGGGAGCTAAGGAAGGTAAGTCGTCAGAAGCCAAAGCATCCAACTATGTTTATTATCAGGATCGCGATGGATATCATTTCAAAACGATTCAGAAGATGCTCGATGGATCGCCTATTGCTACGCTATCCTATGCTCAGCAAAACATAGGATCAGCTGGTGGTAATCCTGCTGACAGAATTATCAGCTTTGACCAGCAGACTGACACCAATCAGCTAGACTCCACATATAACGGCGCGTCATCGGATCATTGGTATTACTACGATCCTACGACGGGTAAGATTGCTGGCGGCTCAAAACGAAGCGACGAAGAGCAAACTGAGCGTGGGCAAAGATTCAATTTCGTAGTTGCTCCTGGTGCATCTAAAAGCAAATTCCGTGATTCGCGCGATCCTAAGGTAGCTGAAACTAAAAGGCGCGTGCAGGAACACGGCGCGGAAACGTCAGCCGCAAACAGACTAGATAATATGGTAATCAACGTTCGTGTCCCTGGTGATGTTAAATATAAACCAGGAATTAAATTGACGCTGAACATTCCAGCTAACCAAGAAGCTAATCAGCTGGATAAGCGTTCGGGTGAGTTTCTTGTCACATCAGTCAGACATATTATTTACAAAGACGATAAAGACGTGAAGTTTGATACAATGCTACAGTGTAAGAAAGATAATAAGCCGCAGTCGAGTTCGGGTGCTGGAGGATTTGTATAATGGCTGAGTTTGGTACAGTAATGGGAAAAGACGGCCTCAGATGGTGGGTCGGTATCGTCGAAGATCGCGGGACTGGTCGTTTCTCTGGTGAAAAAGATAATCTAAAAACTGGGCGTTGCAAAGTAAGAATCAAAGGTGAGCATACGGAAGATAAGAGCAAGCTTCCTACGAAAGAGCTGCCGTGGTGCTATGTGCTGCTTCCTACTACGTCTGCAACTATCAGCGGCGTTGGTCATAGCCCATCTGGATTGTGTGAAGGATCAAAGGTCATAGGGTTTTTCATGGATGGTGCTGGTGGACAGGTGCCTATCATATTTGGTGTTCTTCCACATATTCAGCAAAAAGAAGACGCAGCTCAAAACGCTCCAGGATCAGGTGAAACGAAATAATGGCTAAGATTACTGTTAATCGTTTATCAACTACGAACGCAACTCCTACTATCACAGGAACGGTAGAGTTCGAGCGATTCGACGCAAATAATAATCCGAAAGAAACGATACAGATTGTTATTAATTACAACACATATAAGTTATTCGAAAACGGATTGGGAATCGACGAAACTAAGAAACCCACCGTATGGAAACTGCAAATCGATTCGCCGCTATTTCCTGCAACGTATGATGTTGAAGCTAACGTCGTCGATGTTGTAACTAAAAGAATATTGGCTTCGGATGAAACGGCTGACGAGCTTGTTATTCAATCGCCGTTCCAAGCTACAGGTCAGCCTCCAAAACCCAAGATGAGCATTGCACAAAAGGTTGCGCTTATCGCGGGGCTTATGAATTCTGTTAACAGCTTATTTGGGGGGCAGAACGGTATCGGTCCGCTTCCATCTGTGCATCCAGCTACAGACGACGACTCATCGACGACATTAGCTGCTAGAGGTAAGGAAGAAAGACCGCAGGATCCTCGCGTCAAGAGTCAAGATAAAACATGCGCTAAGGGTGTAACCACGTGCGATAAAACTGTTGGAAACGATAAGACGAGCAACCAACAAATGGGTACGCAAACAGTTACTTCGGCCGCGGAGCTAGATGCCATAGCTAATGATGTAGGATTTCTAACACCTGAAGCTTCACTTGAAAATGCTATGGATGCAGTTAGATCTGCTCCCGACCTAGCGCAAGAACTTATTCAGTCGCAAACTCAGTTTAATAGCTCTACACCAACAACACCGTTCGGATAAGGAAACATTATGACTAAATGGGATGAAAAAGACCCTGGCGGTAAAAAAACGGAATATCTAGGTAATCACACAGTCACGACCGAAGCTGGTCACATGATTGAAGTAGATAATACACCAGGTGATCGTCGATTAAAGATATATCATGCTAAGGGCACCGTCATTGAGATTCAAGACGACGGAGCTATGATTACGACCGTCAAGGGTAAAGCTCAATATCTGTATGACAAAGATCGTGAAGAAAGAGTCAGCGGCGCATTTAAAATAACAGTAGACGGCGATGTTACTATGCGCGTCACAGGAAATATGCGACAGAAAGTTGACGGCGATTATAATCTAGATTGTAAAAATCTATACGTTAAGGTTGGTGGGCTTGAGTCGCGCGAAGTTATTGGTGAGCAAAGAGTTCAAGTCAACGGTAAGCAAACTCACAGAGTATCTGCTGATCGCGAAACTATCACTGGCGGTAATCACGTTGAGACTACTGGCGGCGACAGCAAGAACACAACGACTGGCGAAAACGTTATGGTCACAGGCGGTAACGGGCTTATCATGACTGGCGGCGAGCAAACTATATCCGCTGGTGGAACTGTAGGAATCGGTGGAGCTGCTGTAGGTATCGCATCGACTGGAACGACTTCGCTACTTGCTATGGGTGGATTGCAGCTAGGGTTCTCTGACGAAGTTGGAGGTCCTGTCAGCGTGACCACAGTAAAAGGCACAACTATTCAATTGAACCCATAAGAGTGACACATGGCTACTGAAGAACTATCAGCAAATCAAATAGGGTTGTATGAACGTTTCGCGCAAATGCAACGCGAAGTGAATGAACAGCCGCCGCTCGTTCCAGGCGACAAATATACAATCAAAGATATTGAGTATACTTACACAGGTGTAAACGAAACGTCTGAAATGGTGGATGACCTTTGCAGATTTAATCCTGCATATGTTAATATGACAGCTGCTAAACAAATGCTGCAGAATCCTTCACAACCATATAAGCCACCCACATTCCAATTGGCTCCAGCGATTTCTGCTGGATTGGGTGCGCTCAATGCTGCTGGTCAATTAGGTAATCTAACTGGGCTCGCAGCTAATTTCCTACCTCCTGGTCTTGACGCTCCTGTAGAAGCTGTTAAGAATATAATTAATCAGACGACACAGCAAATTCCAGGAATCAGCGGACCTGCTACACAAATCACGCAAAAGATCGTACAAGTCAATGCGCTGATTAATATGGCTGCGAAAGGACCAACGTCGCTAATTTTTGGTGCTATCAAAAGCAATTTCTTAGCTGATATTCCTGGAATTGGTGAGCTAGCAAGTCAGATCAGTTTACCAAGTGAAGTTGCTAATCTAGCATCACTCGCGGCTAATCCTATTGCGTTTGCTGCGAAAGCTGCTGGAATCCAAGCGCAGTTTCCTATGATCAACGTGAATGCAATCGCTGGTGATCTTATAAAGAGCGCCGCAGGCGGAAGCCCCCCTAACATTGCAGCGATGATTCCTAATATGGCTTTGAGCGCTGCTGGATTGATGAAAATGCTACCTGGTCCAGGCAAGACACCAGTTAAGGATGCGAAAGCTCCACAGAAAATAGCAAAGCCACCTAAACCAAAAGAAGCAGTAGAAATGAAAAATCTATTCGCT